TACTGTTCAGTGTTTGATACTTAAGTATGTACTAGAGTATCCACCATCTTAAGTACTTGATTACTTCTTGTTGTAGTTATTAGTACTATAGTGGCACTTAAGTATGTGACGATCTTGTCTACCATCTATAGTTGTTGTAGCTACCTTAAGTGAGCATAGCGAACGATGACTTAAGTACTGACTTGCGCTACCACCATAGGAATACATACTAGGTTGTAGTTACTGATAAGATAACAGCTAGGGCTTAAGAGCATAGCACTGAAGTACAGGACAGGTACGCCGCTCCTTACTTCTACCAATACCATCCCCCTGAGAGCCACGGAGAGCTTTATACAGCCCGTAGGTTACATCTTAGGTGGGGTGGGTAACTTATCACTGCGGTTGAGCACTAGAGACGCTCCTGTAGCTTATAAAACCACAATAGGACTAAAGTAAAATGACCAACTTCGGAGCACCAGTAAACAAGCTAGGTAAGAACAAAGCTATTGCCAATCTTGTACATAAGCGTGTCCTTGAGGGTTTGTCCGTTAAGGATATTGTAGGTGAGGTTCAGGCTAAGTTCTCTGATGCCCCTCGTTCCCTTAATACCTTCTACAAGTATTATAAGTCAGACCTAGAAGCTGCTCGTGCTGAGATTAACGGTATGGTTGGTAGCATGGTCCTTAAGCGAGCTATGGAAGAGGGCGACTACGGACACTTTGCATCCCAAGAGCTATTCCTTCGTTCTCGTGCTGGTTGGTCCCCTACATCTACTAACATCGAAGTTGAGCAAGATAGCGCAGATGAAGACCTAAGTGCTATTGACCAGCTTTCAGAACTATTGGGGCTAGATACAGAAGATGACGAACCCGACATTCCAGACGACAAGGAAACCTAAACTTACTGCTGACATTCTTAGGTCACTACCTAAGGAAAAGCAGAGAGATGTTTTATCTAAGTTGTCACCCAAGCAAGCTGAAGAGCTTAAGTACAATTGGGAGTTCTGGGCTAGACCTAAGCAATTACCACCTGAAGGTAATGACTGGAACGTGTGGTTTCTAAATCAAGGGCGTGGAGCTGGGAAAACTAGAACAGGTGTTGAGTGGTGTAGAGCGCAAGTCAAGGCAGGACACAAACGCGGTGCTGCTGTAGCCTCCACCAACTCCGATATTGAACGTGTTATGGTCAAAGGGGAGTCAGGGTTTCTGAATCACTGCTCTAAGAACGATAGGGATAATAAAGGCAATCTTGTAGGTATGCCTCTTTGGTCCCCTACTAAAAGAGCTTTGACGTGGCATAAAGACGGTGACCACTCTAAGGTAGAAATTGCCCGTATCGAATGTTACTCAGCAGAGGAACCTGAACGTCTACGTGGACCTCAGTTTTCCTTCGCTTGGGGTGATGAGCTTGCAGCTTGGAATAAAGATGAAGACACTTGGAACATGCTACAGTTCTGCCTTCGTTTAGGTAAGCACCCGCGAGTTATCGTCACTACAACCCCTAAACCTACCAAATTAGTCCGCAAACTACTTAAAGACCCAAAGACAGTAGTAACTACTGGTTCTACCTTCGAGAATAGTGCAAATCTAGCAAACACGTACCTTCAGGCCGTAAAGGACCAATACGAGGGTACTAGACTAGGTAAGCAAGAATTGTATGCTGAGGTACTAGAGGAAGCTGAAGGCGCTCTCTGGACTACAGAGACCTTAGATAACTGTCAGATCGACAGGGACGACCTCCCCCACCTTAACCGTATTGTAGTTGCACTTGATCCTGCTGTTACTTCTAATGCTGAGTCTGACATGACTGGTATTGTTGTAGCTGGTGTGGATGTCAATGGCGTAGGCTACATCTTAGGTGACTACACCGATAAACTCTCCCCCCAAGGCTGGGCTAACAAGGCTATCGAACTCTACCACAAGTATGAGGCTGATAGGATTGTAGCTGAAGTTAACCAAGGTGGTGACATGGTTAAGCAGACCATCCACGGTGAAGATGAAACAATCCCTTACAAAGCTGTAAGAGCCTCTCGCGGTAAGTATGCCCGTGCTGAACCTATCTCTGCCCTATACGAGAGAGGTCTAGTGAAACATGTAAGGAATCCTGAAGACGGGTCTAACCTTAACGAGCTAGAGACTCAGATGCGCACATGGGAGCCTTTAGGTTCTATTGGTAGCCCTGATAGACTGGACGCTATGGTATGGGCCTTAACGGACTTGATGATGAATGGCTACACTAAGCCTAAGCTACAACTAGCGTATAGTAACGCAAAAGGATTAGGAAAGTAGAATGAGCACCAACCCTAAGAGCATTTATAACGAGTTCATTAGGGCTAACCTTCCTGTAGGTATCACCTATGATGAAGTACGTGCTCAGTATGTCACGGGTAATGGCAAACGCTTCCCTACTTACCTTCAAGCTAAGTGGTACTTGGATTATATTATCAAGTTTGGTTACTCTCCTGTATTTTCTGTGGCCTCTCTTTTCTCTGATGGTGAACAGGGCGTATGGTATGACCCTAGCGACTTAACAACCTTATTCCAAGACACCGCAGGGACTACCCCTGTCACTACCGCAGGGCAGACTGTTGGGCTGATGCTGGATAAGTCTCAGGGGCTTATCTTGGGGCCGGAGTTGGTTACGAATGGGAGGTTTGATACTGATACGACTGGGTGGACTACAAGTGCTAACGCCTCGTTGTCTCTTTCTAGCAATGCCCTTCGCATAACTGCATCTTCAAACGGGATCGCTACTGCATCTCAGGCTATTTCAGGGCTAACTATCGGTAAGCAATACTCGTTTACCTTTGATATTGTTGCGGAGACTCAAAGCACAGGAAACCCGTCATATGGGTCTGTTGGTAGTAATGTTCCTATAACAAGCACTGGCAGCTTTACTGTCTATTTTACAGCAGATGCTACAACAGTCACAATCAGGTTTGGTTTAGGTGGTGCTGCACTTGCTGGTGAATATATAGAAATAGACAACGTATCCGTCAAGGAACTCCCCGGCTACCACGCCACGCAAGCAACTGCTGCTGCACGGCCTAGCTACATTGTGGACGCTGACGGTACATTCATTCAGCACGACCTTATTGATGACGCACTAACGGTCACGCTCCCTGACATGGGGACCGAGGCTACGGTTGCCTACGTCACGCGGTCTGAGGTGCGTCTACTTGAAGATCAGACTATCAGTGGTTCCTACACGCTGCCTACGCAGGAGATCGCAGGGTTTGTAGCTATCGACCGTGCTTTGACGATTGTTGAAAAGGTAAAGCTTATCCAGTACCTCGCCTCTAAGGTTGAAGGTGTGAACTACGGTGCCGAGATTGACCGCCTGACCTTGATTGCTATCAACGCTGTGGATGTGTTCGTGTATGATACCTCTAAGGACTCAGACGGCGGTGCATGGCGTTCTGGTGCTTTGGCTCAGGCTTCCTCTTGGTATAACGAGACCTTGAACACTGCCACCCGTGGTTCTCGCCGTGAGTTCCCTGCTGTGGCTGTTATTGTGGCTGAGGCTGCTAAGGTCACGATTTATGATGGCGATGATCCAAGTCTGCCTATGTGGCGCGTTGAGGACTACACGGGTCTTACTGTTCGCGCGGCGGTCGCAATCAACGGTCAGGTCTGGATTGGGACAAGCACGGGCGTTGTGTTGTCAGACTACGCTGGCGATGACCTTGGGTCTACAACGCTTGACTACACCACCAGCACAACCCCTGCTATTGTCAACAATTCGGTGAATGACATTGCGGCAACCGTCCTGCCCGACGCCCCGATTGACCCTGCGACTGGGCTTCCTGTGCCTACGATTGCAGTGGCGACTCAGGGTGGCGTGAGTGTGATTAAGGATGATGGGACGGTTGTTGATAGTGCTGACTTTATCGGGTTCACTAAGATTACATTTTCAGGAGCCAGTGTGGCGGCATGGACTTCAGCAGCACGGGTTTTGCTTGTCTATGACACTTATGCCGCTGACGGATTTACCTTTTCCCGTGATTACGACGAAAATGGCACCCTAGATATTTTTAGAAACGCCACTCCTGCTACCCTTGCTCATCCGTCAGCTATTGCTCCGAGTGCAATAGCTCTTGGCATGGGTGGGTCCGATGCGGATGCTGGTCTGTTTACTATTGCCGAAAGTTGGGGCCATGCTCACACCACCTCCACCTACAACACAGGCTGGATGAACTGCGACATCAAGGGTGCCTTCCTGTCTGACACCGACGACACTGACTTGGTGGGTGGAACTGATGCAGACCGGAGCGTCAACGGAAATGATCTTACGGTCAACGGCACTGTGACCCGCACCCCAGTGGCTACTGGCGCTGATCTGGTGGCCTACAGCGGGTTCTCTGCCAGCAACTACCTTGAACGTACTGACGCATCATATGTGGACACGCTCTATGCCTTGGGGTGGGAGCAGACTTCTGGGGTGTGGGAGTTCAAACACGGGGTTGTTAGCACAGCGCCTATCGACGGATTAACAATCACAACTAACACTCTCAAGATTGAAGGTACTAAGCCCAAAGCGCTTATTAGGCTTTCTGCCACTACCCCAAGTGCGTCCCAGTTGGAAAAGATTGAAAGCGACGAGAAGGTGCTGTTCCAAGAGAACGCCCAAGCCACACTCTACGGTGCATCTGACGCTGTGACAGCCTTGGCCCACGATCCTGACACTGACCTACTCCATGTAGGAACCAGCGCAGGACGTAGCATCTTCGAGGGGCTTCGTCGGGTAGGCAATACAACAACATCTGTCAGCACATCTATCAGTGCCTCTGGCGGCTTGATCGTGGAGAAGTAAATGAGACTTACAATCGCAGTTCCATCGGCCCACATTGACATTGCCAACCATTACGCGATGGCCTTGGGCTACTCCGAAGCTGATGGCCTGACCTACCGCAACCCTTCATGGGAAGACGCCGATGGTAACCTCTACGCCGTAGCAAGCCTTCCTGTATCTGATGTGTTTGTAGGTGCAGCCACAAGCCCCCTAGTACGCCCTGAGTGGGACGGTGAGGAAGTCATTGACATGACCAAGGCGACACAGGCTCAAGGGCTTGTTACGCTCTGGATGCCTAATGAAGACGTGCCTTACCCCCCACAAGCTAACCCTAGCCAGATTGTAGCTACCCTTGGTATGAGTGGTCAAGAAGCTATCTCTGCTATGGGGCTTACTCAGGCCCCACAAGATGACTTAATTTAAGGATACAAATAATGGCAACTCTTAATGATCGAGTGTTTGATAATGGCCTTACGGTCCTAGACACTGAAGCTAACCGTATTGATATCACCTCTATTGAAGCTACTACCTATGCAGCAGCTACAAGCACTAACACTCTGGGTAACTCTACTAGCCTAAGTATCGGTGCGCCCGCTGACCGTGCTGGTGGTGGCCGTGAGGTTACTGTAGCTGCCATTACTGATGGTTCAGTCACAGGTACAGGTACGGCTACTCACTACGCTATTGTAGATACCGTAAACTCTCGCCTCTTGGCTACGGGTTCTCTATCTGCATCACAAGCAGTTACATCGGGTAACACCTTCACATTGTCGTCCGTAGCTATCGGCATCCCTGACCCCGCTTAAGGTAATTTAGTATGGTAACTCTCGTCAACAGAGCTAAGATGACCACAGCCACTACAGGCACAGGTACGATCACACTTGGTTCTGCCGAGATTGGCTACCAGACCTTTGCTGATGCTGGTGTAGCTGATGCTACTGTAGTACGCTACGTGATTGAAGATGGTTCAGCTTGGGAGATCGGCACGGGTACTTACACCGCTTCCGGTACAACCCTTAGCCGCACAGTCACAGAGAGTAGTAACGCAGGGGTGGCTATTAGTCTCTCCGGCTCTGCCGTGGTGTACGTAACTGCCACTGCTCAAGACTTTGGGGGTGGAGCAGCTGGTCTCACGCTCATCCAGCAAGAAGTGATTACAACTCCGGTCAGTGCAGTAGATTTAGACCTGCCAGCGGGGTATTCGCGGTTTAGGTTGGTCATTCAAGATTTAACCTACGCATCAAGCGGATCATATCTTTTTGGGACAATCTCGCTAGACGGAGGTTCGACTTTTGAAAGCACAAATTACACATTCGTATTAGAAAAATTTGATACTTACTCACGTATTTACCTAACGAACGGTATACAGATTTGCGCGCAGGCCCTTGGTACAAACCCGACACAATCAGTCATGGACATTGTAAATACTGCGAATAAATTTTCGCTTGACGCAATGTCTGTGGAGGTGGCCTTTGGATACTTTAGATGCGCGGGCTGGCGGCAGAACGCTTCAAAAGCGGACGTCATACGGCTTAAAGATCTTTCCAATAATATGACGGCAGGTACCTTCTCCCTGTACGCATACAAGGAAACAATCTAATGCCTTTAGTACAGAAAAATGGGCAGGTAGTCGAGGTCTCTGCTGACCAATTCCCACAAATGTCCTTTGCAGAAATTAAGTCTCAAAAGTTGCAGGACTTGGCCGCAAGGCGTTATCAAGCTGAGGTTGGTGGTACAACACTAGGTAATACTCTTATTGCCACTGACAGGTCAACTCAGGGTAAAATCACAGCAGCCTACGTTAAGGCCAGTGTAGACCCCACATACTCGATAGATTCTTGGAAGGCTCCCGATAAGACCTTCTCCCCACTAGATGCAGCAACCATCATTGCTATTGCTGATGCTATTGAGAAGCATGTTCAAGATTGTTTCTCCCATGAAGCGGTACTTACCAACCAAGTCACAGCCGCGACAACAGAGTCTGAACTAGGGGCTGTAGACATTGGTATGGGCTGGCCTTAAGCACCTGTACAAACGATGTCTGATAAATTAC